CCGACCTTAACCTTACCGGTTAAATAGTTATGACTGAGAGTCATATTCTGAACAGTTTGTCTCCCTGCTCTACCGGGTCTTCTGACCCAACTTGGGCTACCGCCCAATCTTCCGTAACGGGAAGTGCAGACACGTTTGTGACTGCTAACCAGGTTAAACCCTGGGTGGACACAGAAGATGTCCTTTCGATGGGATCATTCCCATCGACCTCTGTTCTCACACACCGCTTTATAAAGGGTGTCCCTGAGACAGAAATTAAACAATTCCGTAGGAGGAATTGTATTTGCGGAGCTGTGAAGCACCGCTCTCTGTTTGATTTACTTCAAACAAAAATATCCACTTGTGTGGATAAGAAACTCCCTGTGTGGGGAGTCAAAGTCTGCTGGAACGCAGATAATATTTGGGAGTGTAAACTCCCAAAGTACCTAACTGGCCTCCAAAGGAGGACAGAATTCGAAAACATGCCAACGATCGGGCATGCACAAAAGGTTCTCTTTTCAGGAACCTATTGGTTCAAGCGACTTTTGTTGCCTGATAAGGTGGGTCAAACCCACGGACGCAATGGAATTGCGCTACTCCGCCTTTTGGCGGGAAAACAGACCTATGCGGGTCCTGAACGAGTTTATCAACTCGTAAAACTACCTATTAATAAAGGTAGAGTAAATTCGCTAAGACAAATCTTGGCGACCGTTGATGGTCTGTTAATGCAGATCATCCTTTCGTTTCCTAGATCAAAGGAAATCTTAAACTGGTCCTTTATAGACCGGGTGACAAATTCTTTAATTTGTCAATTACTCCCTGATTACTTCAGGGATTTACGTGATGAATCACGTCTAACGACTTTTGAAAAAGTCAAGTCTGTCAGAGGACAGATTAAAGAAATGGGTTTTAACCCCATTGGGTCCCACAGGGACATAGATATTCCGCAAGAAATATCATTCTTCAGGACGATCACTCGTCTACTGGATTCGGAGGGGAAAACACCCTTCAATATTTTCAGAGTTGCTACACTCTGTCAAACAAGGGCGGCAGGTGTACCGCCCCGGGTCGTCTATCAAAAGACGATGAGTAAGATTATTGAAATCTTACGTTCACCTGGTGATAAAACCAGGTATATGGAGGTATGTAAATACCTTCCTCGTGCTATAGACCGTGTGTACTATAGAATTATCGATTCAATCGATTCTAGACATGATAAAGATGTCTTCTTTGCTGCTTGTTCAAAGGCAGCTAAAATCTCCCTTAGTGATTCGGGGGAATTCTTCAGCAAAGCTGAAAACGGCGGGAAGCTGGAAGCTGCCCGAAAAGTTCTTTCCGTTACAGAAAGATTACAGGTCATAGACCTAAACTCAGGTGAATTATTGCCTGAATATCTGGTTAGAAGCGATTCCAACCAAGGAGAGATGCTCTTTTTATGGGCATGTCATCAGTTCCTCGATAGGAGGAACATATATGACAGAAATATAATGTCTGTCAGAATATCCCTGGTCGCAGAGCTAGGGAAGTATAGGGCCATTACTGTGTCCCATTTAGCACATGCCGTGCTTCTTCACGTGCTTTCGCACGTGTTATTGGAATTTTTAAAGATAATTCCGTCAAGCGCCTCCGGAGTAGGGGCTGCTAATCATGCTTGGGAGTTTTTCAAGCGTCTATCGCATAAGAATCCTAGTGCGAATTTCTTGTTTTCCAAAAAGGAAAACTATTTGTTCTCAACTGATTGGGAACAGGCCACAGATTATTGTGACCATTATATTGCTCAAGCAATATTGAATAGATTTTGTTATCTATTAGGTATACCAGTGTGGTATAGGCAAACATGCTCGTTTGCATTATGTGCTCCACGTCAAGTGGAGTTTATGGACAAGGACAATAAAGTCCTTGAGATGTTCCTCACTCAAAGGGGGGAACTTATGGGTGATCCTGTTGTAAAGTTCATCCTACACTGCTACCATTTAGTAGCAAGAGAATCAGCAGTAATGCTGATCGAGAAGGTCCGCGCTGGACCGCCGTAGGGATCTACCTACAACCTATCGTTCAATCGGTAAGAATAGCATATAATGTGCTAGAC